TAAAAAACTAGCCGGCGGCGAGGCTGGTGCCGACCTCCTCGCCGTCTATGCGCTCGCGGATCGTCTCGGCAAGTTCGCTCACGAAGTCCTCCAGATGCCAGCCCACGAGATGAACGGCTGGATCGCCTACCTAAACCACCAGCAGCGAACCCAACACCGCAATGGCTAGCGCAACATTCACGCTCAGGGCCGTCGACGCGACGCGGGCTGCGTTCGCCTCGGTGCAAAATTCGCTGACTCGGCTGGAGAACCAGACCAAGAGCATCGCGAAGATCACGAAGCTCGCCTTCGGCGGCGAGGCGGTGCTCGGCACGCTGAATATGATGAAGCAGCGACTGGATAAAGTCGCTTCTTCCGGCGAGGATATGGGCTTCAGCGACGATCAGATCGCGAGCGCCATAAGGATGGAGCGGGCGGTTGAGGGCGCGCTCAACTTCCTGACCAAGATCCCGCTTGCTCTAGGCAAGGTCGGAACGAGCATCGCCGCCGCGCTTGCGCCGCAGAACCTCAAGTCGGTTGAGGACACGATTCGCGACTTCAAGTTGGAGAAGTCCAAGAAGGACATTGAGGCCACGATTCAAGCCATCGGGAAACTCCAGCTGCAATTTGAGCAGCTGTCATTGACCGAGGGCCAGGCGCTCGACCTTCGCCGTCAGCAGGCGCTTGCGCTGATGGACGAGGCGGCGCAGATGATGGGCAACAAGCCGCTTGAGGCGCTACAAAAGCAGGCCGAGGCGATTCAGCTTATCAATGAGGCGCAGCGAGGATTCCTTTCGCTCGATAAGGAGATCGCTGACGCGCAGCGCGAGCTCAACAAGAACTTGCAGGAGGGCCAGCGCATCGGGTTGTCGCAGGCGGAGCTCGTTGACGGTTTGCGGACGCGATACAACACTCTTACTTATGAAGTATCAGAACTGAACAACGCGCTCTCGGCATTCAAGGATGTCGGCGGTGCAGTCGGCGAGACGCAGGAGAAGCTCGTTGCCAAGCTGAAGGAGCAGGCGACGGTCTCCGCGCAGCTCAACAAGCTGCTCGAAGAGCAAGGAAAGGTTGCGCTGGAAGCCGGCCAGATCACCGCCGGCGCCTTCGAGAACGCGATCCTCTCTGGCGAGAAGCTGCGCGACACGATCAAGGCGCTCGCTCGCGACCTCCTCAGCCTGCTCTTCCGGCAGCAGATCACCGAGCCGCTCGCAAAGGGCATCGGATCCTTCTTCAAGACGCTTCCGTTCTTCGCGAACGGAGGACCGATTACCGGAGGCCAGCCGGCAATTGTCGGCGAGCGCGGGCCAGAGCTCTTTGTCCCTGGCGCCTCGGGCCGCATCATCTCCAACTCCGCTATGAAGTCCAACGGGGGCGCGCCGGTGGCCGCGGGCGTCACCGTGAATTACCACATCGCCGCCGGCGTTACCCGCGCCGAGCTCGTTCCGATCCTCGAGACGGAACGCAAACGCCTCAAGGCCGAGATCCCAGATATGGTGCGCCGCGGTGGCGCTTATCGCGCAGCGTTCGCCTAAGCTATGGCAATTTCCTACCCACTCACGCCGCCGTCGCCGTTCCGCATCTCGAAGCTGACGCTGTCTGGGATGAGCGCGACTTCGCGCAACGTCTCGCCGTTCACGTTCCAGACGCAGCAATACAATTGGCCGGGGCAGGCGTGGATGGGCTCGGTCGAGTGTCCGCCGATGACGCGCGCCGCGGCCGAGGAGGTGATCGGCTTCCTGCTGGCAGCGCAGCGCGGCACGTTCTACTTCCAGGACTACGCCAACACCTCTGCGCGGGGCAACGTGACCGGCACGCTGACCGTCAGCAGCGCAACCGCCAACACCTCGACGCTCGGCATCTCCGGCGCAACCGGCACCTTTGCGGTCGGCGACTGGCTTCAGATCGGCACGTCGCTTTACAAGGTCGTCCAGGTCAACTCCTCCAGCAGCGTCGACCTCTTCCCTGTCTTGCGCTCGAGCTACGCCGGCGGGACCGCGATCACCTACTCGAACGCGAAGGGCGTCTTCCGTCTGGCCGAGTCGCGCACCGAGTGGTCGATTGAGCTCGCGAGCATCTACGGCATCACCTTCTCGATCGCGGAGGACGTCGCGCAATGAGCATCACAACCGCAGGCCGCACGCTCTCGGCCGATATGGTGACGGAGGTGACGACGGTGCAGCTGGCGCCGGTCATCCTTGTCTCGCTTAGTTTCCCTTCGGCTTACACGCGCCTATGGACCGGCTACGGGACGCTGACTTACGCCGGCGTGCCTTACCTCGGCATCGGCACCTTCGGCAGCATCTCGCCGATTGAGGAGACAACCGACCTCGCGGCCCGCGGCATCTCGATGCGGCTCTCGGGCGTGCCCACCGCGAACATCGCGCTTGCGCTGACCGAGGATTACCAAGGCCGCGATTGCACGGTGCTCTTCGGCGCGCTCTCGCCGACCGCCGGCACGCTGATCTCGTCGCCGGTGACCGTCTTCCAGGGGCGGATGGACGTGATGCAGATCTCGGACGACGGCCAATCCGCCGACATCACGATGACGGCCGAGAACCGACTCGTCGATTTCAAGCGCCCGCGCGAAGTGCGCTACACGCACGAGGAGCAGACCGCGCTTTTCCCCGGCGACCTCGGGCTGGAGTTCGTGACCGCCATTCAGGAGAAGGCGATCTATTGGGGCAACCCGAACCAGACGCAGCAAACGAACTGGAACGGAGGCGACAAGACGGGGCCAACCGAATACGAATGAAGGCTGCCGACATTCCCGCGGAGCTTGCGCGCTTCATCGAGGAGCGGCGCAGCCAGCCGTTCGCGTGGGGCGCGAATGACTGCTGCCTCTTCGCGGCCGACTGGGTCGCGCGGGCAACGGGCCGAGATCCCGCAGCGCACTACCGCGGCACCTACTCAAGCGGCATCGGCGCGCAGCGCATCATCGACAAGGCCGGCGGGATTCTGGAGTTGGCGCGCGAGCTCGGGCTTGAGCCAGCGCAGATCGGCCTCGCTCGCCGCGGTGACGTGATCGCCCGCGACGTGGGCAACGGCATCGGGCTGGGCGTCTGCGTGGGTAACGCGGCCGCCTTCGTGGGCCGCGATGGGCTGGAGTTCCTCGACCTCAACGGTGCCGCCTGCTGGCGCCTCTAACTATGCCGCAAGTCGCCGTCGTCGTCTGGATCGCTTTGATGGATGTCGGGCTGAGTGTCGCCGCGGCCAACGCGGTGATGTTCGTGCTCAAGTTCATCGCGACGACTGCTGCCTCGATGGCGGCCTCGAAGCTGCTGGCGCCGAAGGCTCCGAGCTACTCCGATCCGTCGCTCACCGACCGCTCGCAGATGATTCGCTCGCCGATCGCGGCGCGGCAGATCGTCTACGGGCAGACCAAGACCTCGGGCGTCATCGTCTACATCTCGACGACCGGAACGAAAAACGAGTATCTGCATCTCGTCGTTGCGCTCGCCGGCCACGAGGTCGAGGAGATCGGCGACGTCTACTTTAACGACGAGCTTGCGCTGACGGGCGCGGGCAGCGCCGCCCAGGGCCGCTTCACCGGCTACGCCGAGATCTACAAGAAGCTCGGCAGCGACACGCAGACGGTCGAGACCAACCTCCAAACGGCCACGGCTAGCCTGACCAACGGCAAGTGGACGAGCAATCATCGCCTGCGAGGCATCGCGTACATCTACGTGCGCCTCGTCTGGAATCAGGAAGTGTGGACTGGCGGCATCCCGAACATATCCGCGGTGGTCAAGGGCAAGAAGGTCTACGACCCGCGCACGGCGACGACTGCTTACTCGGCCAACCCTGCGCTCTGCCTTCGGGACTACTTGACCAGTTCGCTGGGGATGGCGATGGACTCGGCCGAGGTCGACGACGCCGCGATCAGCGCCGCGGCGAACATCTGCGACGAGCAAGTCGAGATCAAGCCGGTCACCTCGCCGGCCACCTACGAGAACCGCTACGAGGCCAACGGCGTGCTCTACACCAGCGCCTCGCCGGACGAGAACATCGGCAAGCTTATCACCGCGATGGGCGGGCTCATCGCCTACTCGGGCGGCAAGGTCGTGGTCTACGCGGCCGGCTACCGCATCCCGACCGTCACGCTGACCGAGAAGCACTTTGCCGGCCAGATGACGGTGCAGACAAAGACCTCGGCGCGCGACCGCGTGAATGGGGTTAAGGGCGTCTACGTCTCGCCTGAGAACGACTGGCAGCCGTCCGACTTCCCGCAGATCACGTCGGCGACCTACGTGACCAAGGACGCCGGCATCCGGTACTGGCGCGACGTGGCGCTGCCGTTCACGACCTCGCCCTCGTGCGCCCAGCGGCTGGCCGTGATCGAGCTGCGCCGCGCCCGCGAGGAGATCACGATGACCGCGCGCTTCCGGCTGGAGGCGATGCAGGTGCGGGCCGGCGATACGGTGATGATTACCAACTCGAAGATGGGCTGGACCCAAAAGGTCTTCGAGGTGATGGAGTGGAACTTCGCGAGCGACGGCAACCCGCCGCAGCTGGCAATCGAGATGACGCTGCGCGAGACGGCGTCGACTGTTTACGACTGGACCGTGAACGACGAGATCTACGTCGACGATGCGCCGAACACGACGCTGCCGAATCCGTTCACGCTCTCCGCTCCGACCAACCTCACGCTGACCGCGGACGGTACGACCCAGCTGATCCAAGCCGACGGCACGGCGCTGCCTCGCATCCTGGTATCTTGGACCGCGCCGGCTGAAGAGTTCATCCAAGCCGGTGGCCTTGTGGTCATCGAGTACAAGGAGTCGACATCCTCGACGTGGCTCACGTGGTCCAGACTAGAAGGGTCGCAAACGACGGATTACATCTCAAGCGACGTAAAGATTGGGCTGACTTACGACGTTCGCATTTACGGACTATCTTTCTTTCAAGTAACCACCAGTTACGTCTCAGGTAGCGTCACGGTGCAAAAGGATACGACTGCACCTGCAATCCCGACGAACCTCACCGCAACGCTAGGAACTGGGGCGGCTGTGAGTCTCGACTGGGATGACTCGACCGCACCCGACTTCTCCGAGTATGGCGTTTACCGCAACACGACTGGCGTCACTCCGGCCAACGCGACCACGAACAAGATCGCAGAGGTCGACGCTTCTCGCTTTGTCGACGTCGACGTGACGCTCGGCACCACGTATTATTATTGGGTCAATGCATACGATAGACTCGAAAACGTATCGGGATTTGCAGACAAGGTGCAGGCGACTCCGGTCGCAATAGGTTCTGGGTCTGTCTCCAGCGTTGCGCCATCGACGCCGAACGCTCCGACCTACGCGAGTGAGACGACCTACCTCGCGACGGACGGCACCGCTCTGGCGCGCATCACCGTCACGGCTCCTGCGATGCCAACTGGTGGCGCGCTGCTTCAGATCCTCTACCGGCGCAGCGGAGCGAGCGAATACGTGGTTGCGAACGTGCTCTCGTCTGGTTCGATTGCGGCGTCTATTGATGACCTTGCTCCTGGCGTCGCGTATGAGTTCGCGGCCC